CACCTGTTACCCCTGAAAGTCTAGTTATTTCTTTTTCTGTTCCTTTTCTTTCTTTTACTTTATCTTGTATCTTTGTGTAGGCGCTTTTTTGATCATTTAGGAACGCTAATGCTGCTTTTGCTTCAGGTTTAATTGCTTTTTCTAGGGTAGCTCTAGATCTCTGTACACCTACTATTTGCTTTTCATAACGCTCTACAGATGCAAGTTTTACTAAGGCGCCGTCATCGTTACCTTGAGCTTCTAAGTCTATAGCAGCTTGTTTGAGTTTATTAATGTGGTTTCTTTGCTTAGTCTCCTCTTCTCTTGCTTTTTCTGCTTTTTTTATTAACGCTTCTTGTCCTGTAAATTGAGATGCTGCTACTCTTGCAGCTTCATATTGAAGTCCTAGTTTCTTCTCTATACTTTCTAAATCCCGTGTTCTAAGGTCTAGCAACCCTAGTTCATCGTTTTTTAACTTTGCTGCTTCGGCGACTATTCCTTTAAAAGCAGATTTTAATTGGTTGGCAGGTGTACTAACAGCTCCAAATTCTTTCGCTATTCCTACCATCTGTTCGAATAGGTTCGAAGCAGAGTTGTCTACATCTCCAATATCTCTTGCAAGTTGCTTGAATTCGTTTCTTAGCGATTGTATACCTTTAACAGCTTCAGCATCTCCAAGTTTTAAAGGTTCTTGGTTCATCTGTACTCTCAGGCTGTTAATATCTTGTATTAATTTTTTTGCTTCTTGGAGTCTTATGTTTTCCTCTTGTTGCTGATTCGCCATTTACACAATGAATTTATTATAAATAGTCAAGGCCCGTAATTATTTACGAGCCTTAGTACTATATGAAGGTTTTGATATTGACGGACCTCTTAGTTCGGTCCCTTTTTTATTTACCTTATCGTATTCTTGTTTTTCTTTTTCGTAAAACTCTAGCATTTTTTGAAAAGTAAAGTTACGTAACCATAAAGGCATATTATATACAGTATGAAAGTCATACCCTCCTTTACTATTAAATACTATCTCATGTATTTGTGTAAATACAGATACTCTATAGGTTAGCGTCAGGCCAAAGAAAATTAACCCCTATCGGGACATCGACCCCCCCTTCCGGTCCATTTTCCGGGTAGAATTTCATATCTACATCGGGTTGAAAGTCTCTCAGGTAGTTTCTAAATGCTCTAGAGTCTTTTGCTAGGAACTCATTATCCACGAAGGCTCTAACGGTTTTTCTTTCGCTATCTCCATTCACTGCAATAATCATATGCTTTAGACGGGTTGATAACTCTGCTGAAGAGTCTTTATTGATTTTCTTTAGTCCTTTTACTTCTTGGTCAATCCCCTGTTCATCTCCGTGTGATAGAAGCTTGAAGGTAATTACTTTTCCTGAGTTAGGGAGTGTGTAGTTGAATATGTTTTCTGTAGCTTTTTCTACATCTGGGTGAAGTGGTTTATTTTCTAGTAGGGAAAGGTCAATACTTTCTTTCTCACCATCATATTGAAATTCATAATCTTTTCCGTATCCTAAGATACGTGCAGCTATAAGTAGAGCGTTTTTATCACCGACTAGAAGTTCGTTATAGTCAATTGCTTTGTCTACAATTAGTGCCTGTAAGAGTTTATCAATTACTATACCTTTTTGTATATAGTTCTGGTTTGTTAAGATATCTTCTTCTCTTGCTGTCATGTACTTCATTTCAATAGTACCTGATGTTAATAAAGAATCTTTAGGGTAAAGTTTTCCTCTAGAAGGTAAATCTACTACTTCTGATGGGAATTTTTGTTTGTCTTCCATAAATTTTATTAATTAAAACTAGTTGTTACTATAAATATACGGAAATAAAAAAAGAAAAACAACCATTTTGTAGGTTGAGTTCACATTTTAAGTTTGTTTTCCCCATTTACTCCCTTTTCCAGGTGTTTTACATTGTCCAGGTGTAGGTCGACATGAAGGATATTTTGAACGCTTTTCTCCTTTTTCTCTTCCACAAGACTTACATTTTGTTTTCCCGTCTACTTCCCGACAGGTATTACAATCCACCCAACCACTTTTTTTACCAGGTTGACCTTTACGGGAGAACCATTTACGCAGAGATTCATCTTCTTTCATCATTTTTAACACTTCCTCTCTAACTTTTGCATATCCTGATCCATATGGAGCAGCTCTGCCTGATTGTGGATCCTCTGTTTCTTTAATGTCTTTCCAGATATTTCCCTTACGACATCTAACTACAGCACCGGATTTATAAGCGGACGGTTTGTTATATTTACGGTCAGCAATACGTAAGCACCTGTCTCGTTTTTCTTTTTCCTCTCTGAGTATTTCTTTAACTAAATCTCTTAGCTTAGCCATTTTAATTTATACAGAGTCGATTCTAGTAATTCTAGGACAGTATCTATTTGGTTCAGGATATATGAATCTGTTATTTCTTCTTCTAGGGAGATAACTTTATTAACTAAAGCTTCAAAATAAGTGATTACTTGGTCTTTATCTTTATATTCTAATAGAGAGTAATTAGAGTAACCTCTCAAGACACCGTACTTCCCTTGGTAAGATTCTATTAAACCGTCTACTAGGTCAATAATTCCATCATAATAATCATTTAATGCTTTGTGTTCAGCAAATGAAGATGTCTGTAAGTGCAGGATGTGAGATTGTGTTCTAGAGTGAAATAAGAGTGATACTAATTTTGCGTAATTCTCCATTTTATTTTATTTTATTCTAGTTTATTCTAGTTTATTCTGTCTGTTATTGGACCCCCTACAACCCAAGCATTACAAGTTCTAGCTGCAGCACACTTAAATTTTAGGAATCGACAATAGCCTAGTTCCCCTGCTTTAATTACATCAAATGGATCTTCTGTACCTTCATCATCTCCGATTCCTTTAGCAATACAGTCTAATGTTTTAGCTGTAGTATCAAATGCTGCACAGTTACCGCAAAGGGATGTTTTAGCTTCTTCTATAGAGTCAAGCTTCCACATATCTACCTTAGCCTGCCAAAATTTTTCGTTTGGTTCGTTTGGATTTAAGGGACCATACTCGTGTTCATCTATAGCATTTTGTCTATTTTGAAGGTTTTCTCCTATATTTTGAGTCGATGTCGGACATTTACTTGCCTCGATCTCGTTTATTATAGTTACTAACTTCATCTTATCTTTTTTTAAAGTACTGTATATAAACAGCAGTAATTTAGTATGTGTTTTAAAATTTCAAGGCTGCATTAATAGTTAAGCACGGCATAATCCATTGCAACAGTCATTGTCAATTCAACTGCGTCTGGTGCTGACCAATCAAAAGATCCTTGAGACATTGTTTTAATAAATGCTCCTTTAATAATCCATTCTGATACGATATCTCCTACTGGACCTAATACGTTTAGTGTTAAGTCTTTTTTATAAAAGTCTGAGTATCCTGCTCTACCAGTTACTGATTCGTAAGATAGACGAGCCCATTCCATTACTGCTTGAGCACCAGAAGGTGTAATCGGATCGTACAAAGTCATATCCATATCTCCCCACTTTCTCTTTCCTCTAATCTTACGGTAAGAGTTGATATGATCTAATATTACCTCTCCATCATCAAAGCTTGGAGCTGTTACTTTTTTTACCATGAATGATGGAATGTTATCCATGTACATTATGAATCTGTTCTGTACCTTCGGTTCAAAGGCTCTAAACATTATCTCATTAGGGTCCAATACGGCCATATCTTTTTTCTTTTATTAGTTACTTTATTATAAATATCTTAATTTTTAATTATCCTGCAAAGGTTGCTCCTGTAGGTTCAATTGTAAAGTCAAGTATTATAAATTCTGCAGTTTTAGCTGGTTGAATATATATTTGACCTATTAGCTGGTTTCTGTCGACAACATCTGCTGTGTTGTTTGTATCATCCATTACTACTCTATATGCATAAAGTCCCTGTCTCTGTACTACTGATTCTAAGTAAGGATTTACTGTTGATAAGAATCTGTTTCTAGTTGTGAGAGTATTTTGCTCGAATATTAAAGTTCTTGCTTGATCTCCAATGAACTTTTTCAATTCAATTAACAATCTTCTTACATTTACTCTATCTAAAGCTGATGCTTTTGTCTGTAATGTCTTTTGACCGAAAACTGATATTCCTTGTCCTGGAAATGAAGCGATTGGATTAACTTTGTTAGTATATAGAGTATCTCTCTGTGTTCTGGTTAGTCTTCTTTCTGCTTGAATTACTCCTGTAATTCCTCCTCTAACAAGTCCTGCTGGTGCAAACCAAGGTGCTGAGCTATTGTCTGTAAATGCATAAACTCCTGGTATTATTACTGAAGCTGGAACCCATTCGTTTCTACCTGTAGCAGATTGAACTTGTAACCAAGGCCAATAAGTTGCTGCATATGAGCTATTTAGTACACTTGCTTGTGCAGTTACATTAGATACGGTAGCTGCGTAATTCTGTACGTCTACTACTGCAATACAGTCCCCTCTAGTTTCTGCAAGAGATATAATTGAATCTATTGGAGTAATGTGAGTTGCATTAGCATAGATAAGGCCTGGTGCAGAAATTATATTAAATACATAATCTTCTGTATTTTCTAGTAAGTTAATTATATCTGTATAG